ACCGCCTGGAACAGTCCTGGGCTCGCCGGCAGCGGGTTGGCGACGCCGCCCTGGACCAGCGGCAAAAGCGCCTGATAGCAGGCGATCGCCACGGTGTCGGGCGGTGTCTGCGCTTGCGCGTCGGCGATGGCGGCCTGCAGATCGCCGGCGGTGAATTGCTGCAGGACGAGGATCGGATTCGCCTGGGCCTGCGCCGTGGTCGGCTTGGCGGCTTTCGGCTGCGCGGCCGCCGGGTGCGGCAGCAACAGGCCAGAGAGGCCGACAGCAAGCGCAAGTGTGGCAACGGCGCGCGGAACATTGGTCGGCTTTGCCGCCGGCGGCGGCGCCGACGTCTCCGGCACCTTGACCATGTTCCAATGCGCATAGATCGACCAGCCGACCGAGCCGATGCTGCAAGCCGCCGGCACGATCACGCCGATGTCCGTCATGAGCGTTGAGGCCTGATCCGCGGTCATGATGCCGCGCATGGTGAGAAGGCCGAACGCCAGAGTGAGGACCTGGCGCACGGCATTCATGATTTCCTGGTTGTTCATGGTGCTCTCCTGTTGCGCCGCGTCAGCACAATCCCGACACGGCGTAGATCACTGCGATGAAAAGAGCGGCGGCGAGGCCGGCGACGATGCCGAGCTTGATCGCCACGCCATAGTCGGCGACGGGCCGCCACGCATGCTCGCCGGCGTATTTCATGGTCACGACTGCCCCGCGGCATCGTTAGAAAGCGCCATCACGGCGGCGAGCACGGCGCGCCGCACCTCCAGCATATTCGGCAGCGACAGATGATCGGCGCCGGCGATCTGCTTCGCAGTCAGACTCGTGATCGCGTTGCCGGGAGCGAGCTGCGCCCGGCCGCCGCCGGGATAGCTCGGCTGCCAGAAATGCAGCCAGCGGTCGACGCTGTCCGGCGCGAACCACTGGCCGGCATCGTTCGCCGGCGGCATGAGCGACCATTGCCCGGCATCGGGCGCGTTCGATCCCCAATCGGTCGAATCGAGCGAGACGAACAGCGGCGCGCGCAAGCGGAGCGTTTTCAGATAATCGGCGAGATAGAAGGTCGACATCGCGCCCTTGGAATGGCCGATGAAGATCGCCTGCGCGCCGCCCTTGATCGCGGCCACGACCTGGTGCTCGATCTCGCTTTGCAGCGGCTGCGGGTCGGCGCCTCCGACAACGTTGAAGTGAATCCCGGCCGGCGTGTTGGCGTTGAGATACGCGGCGAGATCGTCGATCGGATAGCCGATGGCGAGGCCGTGGCAGGCAAAGCAGGCGAATGCGGTCATAACTTTTCCTCTTGCTTGATTTTTGCCGCGGTGGATGCCGCGAGCGCCGCCAGCGCCTCATAGCTGCCGATCGCGGCGACGAGATCGGGCAGTATGGCGTTGAGCGCCGGCGCCGCTTCGGCGAGCTCAAGAAAAGCCGGCTCGTTGTTGGCGAGCCGGGCACGCACCGGCGCCATGACGGCGCGGACCTTCTCGATCGTGGCGGCGGCTTTGACGATATCGGGCGCGAGCGGAGAAAGCCCGGGCACGAAAACCGACGCGGCTTTGAGGAGCGCGGCGAGCGTCATGCGGCGGCTCCCGCGAACCGAACGGACGGATCGATGATCGCCATGCGGGCGACGAGCGCCGCGCAGCCGAGCTGATGATCCACCGCGTTGGGGTCGTAATGGCCGTCGGCGATGTATTTGCCGGCGTGGTACTGATCGGTGGAGGCCCAGAGATAGGGCGACGGCACGCCCCGCGCGGCGTAACCGAGGCCGTTATATTGTTCGAGCAGGGTGAGCGCGCCGCCGACCGACCAATCGCCCCAATGCGCCGCATAAGGAGCGCAGCGCGCCAACGCGTTGACCGCGGCATCTTCCCAGCTGGCGAACGGCCCCTGCCCTCTCGGCACGTGGACCGAGACTTTGTCCAACGGGTCGCCTTGGGCGAGATTGGCCGCCCAGCTCTGCGAGGCTTCGCGCTCGTGGATGACCGCGATGATGAACCAGGGCACGGTGGTGCGCGCCGAAACGGCCTCATAGCGCGTCTTGGCCGCCGAGGCGGCAAGCCGCGACGCAATTCTATCGAGCGTTCCGACGAGGTTTGGATCCGGATGCATCGCCGTCCAGCGTGCGCCGTTGGCGGCTTTGAGTTTGGCAAGGTCGATCATCGCCGGCCCCCGTTCGCGCTTGGCGCGGGAGCAAAAACGCGGTGCCCGAAATGCGCTTGCCGGTCGTCGCGCGGCTTCTCCATGCTGTCCAGCATGTGCGCCAAGCCGGGGCCCAGCATCGCGGCAGGCGACCGACTTCGATGATGCCCGTTATGCGCGTCGGCGGCGGTAAAGGCCGTAACGCAATAGATTGCCGTGGCGAGAAAAGCTCGCATCAGGTCACCTTTTTTGTTTGTGGAGTGGTGTTAAATCGCTGCGGTCAAAGGCCGATATCAGCTCGTCGGCACGCCGCAGAGGATGTATTGGATCGCCACCCGCACGGTGCCGCCGGTGAAATTCGAGCCCTGCGCGGTGAGCTTGATGGTGGACGTCGCGTACCAGGCGGTCGGACCGATGACGCCGCTGTTGCTCGATCCGGCGGCAATGCCGAGGCTCGAGCCGAATTGCCCCGCGGTCGTGCCGGAACCGCCGCTCGAACTTGTCGTGGCATCGACATTGAATGACGTCGCGCCGGTAATCGCGGTCACCACATAAGTCGACACGCCGCAGACGACGGCGCGGTTCGGAATCGTGGCGGTGGAAACGGAAGACGCTCCCGAACAGGCGATGAGGTCCTCAACCACGCCGAACGCAATGGTCGAGCCATGCAGGCCGGTGACGTTCCCGATGTCGGTCAGTTTCGCCGCGGGATATCCTCCCGCGGTAACGCCGTCCTGGACCACGACGCGATTGTTGGTGGTGTCGACGACAAGCTCGCCTTGCGCGCCGGTAAACGACGCGACTTGGCTCGCGGTGCCGCGCCGGTATTGAACCTGAACCGCTGTCGTCATTTGTTAGGTCCTCATGCGGCGCCGAGATTGACGTCGAGCTCGACGAATAGGCTTGGCGGAGTTCCGAAGTCATCGGCGGTGCCGACGCTTTCGCCCACCAGGCCGAAATCCATGGATGTGCTGACCAGGAGCGTGCGCGCCACGGGGTGGTCGATCGCGACGCCGCTTGGCGTATAGGTGTAGGCCGTACAGCTCGACAGCTGCTGGACGCCGCCGCCGAACACGTTGAAGCTTTGCAATTTGATGTAGAGCGTCTGCCCGACATATTGCGGCGGCAGATCATACTCGAATACCGCGCTGTCGAGGCGCGCGTATGGCGCACCGGCCGAATGCGCGGACGCCGCCGTGCCGTACAGGCCGCGATACATCGTCGTAAGCGAATAATTGTTCGCCGAGGTTAACGTCGCGGTCTGGTAAGACAACAGCTCGCCGTCGACGAACGACAATGTGCTCGTAAGCTGGGCGTCGAGCGCGGTAGCGCTTGCCAGTACGCCGCCGCTCTCGGCCATATTCACGGCCAATGTGTCGGCGGTATCGGGGTTGGTGCCGCCGAATACGGGCAGCGCGGCGGTGAGTACGCCTTGCCGCGCCGGAGCGACGATGGTCCCGATTTGAAAATATGAAGAGCCGTCAAGCGACAGCCAGACGAAGGCGCCGCCCCAATTCGGATCGGCGACGCCGCTTAAACCACCCGACGCCGCGATCCACACTTGTGCGGTCGAGCCGACCAGAGCCGACGGCGGCTCGAAGATGATCGGCGCGTTGACCGGATCCGGAACAAGATTGCGATTGATCGGGGTGTTCGATACCGGCTGCGTCGCGTAAAGCGTTGCCGTCGCTGCGCCGAGCGGAAACTCTTCGGTCGTGATTTGCAAAAGACCGTTTTCGTCCTCCTCGATCTCGGTGATGCGGATCGGCGCGTTCGACAGCCCGAGGATGGAATCGCTGACCGTCACCAGATCCATCGGGTCGAGCAGGCAATATTCCCAGGATAGCCGAAACTTATAGGTGTTGCGGATGTAAACCGCGCGCTGCACCATCAATTGCCCGGAGATCAGAGCGACATTGGGATCGCAAATTTCGTGCGCCGTAACCGTCGAGGCGATCCGCATGCCGTAGAGCTCGATCGCGTTCTGGTCGCGCGACTCCACCGTCGTCAGGTTATAGGCATTGACGCGCTCCGCGATTTCCAGCCGCCAGACATTATAGGCTTGGTATGGATCGGAGCGCGTCACCTGGAGCGGATCTTCGCCGTCGTCGGCCTTGAAATCGTCGTCGTCGAGATTGTAGATCGGCGTCACGTCAGGCACGAAGCTCGAGGCGCTGCTGTATTGATAGCTGATGGTCACGCCGGCGTTCTCGTCGGCAACGCCGAACACATAGGTGCCGTTCGGCGAAATGGCGTAAGTGCCGGCCGCCGATGGGGTGCCGGACCCGATATAGCGAAACGCCGTGCCGCTGACCGAATATTTCACGCCGAGATCGGCGACAAAACGCGACGGCAGCGTCACATAGACTTGCGGTGTCGGCGTCGTGAAGGTCCCGGCTGCCGGCAGCACCACCGATATGGAGGCATTTTGCACGGCGCCGGCCACGGTCGCGGTGTCGCCGTAGGGGATGAATTTTAAAAGCCCGCCGGACCACACTGCCGCAGTGTTGGTGAGCTGCAACCAGCGAGCCAGAATGCTGGACGCCTGCTCCTGATTGTTCAGCGCCGGCGAAAGCGCCAGTCCGACGGCGGCGCAATAGGTTTGGTATGAGGCGTCGCCGCCAGAACCATAGAGCGTCGTCGCAGCGATGCTGCTTTCGGGAAAGCCGATGCCGTATTGCGCGCTGGTGAGGAAATCGCCGACGACTTCGGCCGGGTCGGCATCGACGCCGTTGACGCCGGTGCCGTAGAAAAGCCCGCGAACCTCGAAATTGTGGTAATCGAGCGTTGCCGAGTCGCTGAGGTTGTAGTTCGCGGCGCACACGTAAGCGGTGCCCTGATAGGCGAGCGCCTGCGCCGGATAGGCTGTGGCGAGGTAGCTCCATTCGCTCTGCGGCGTCGTCCCGACAAAGAGCGACAACCCCAGGCCGGCCAGCGTATAGACCGATTGACCGCGCCAGATCTGATTGATGGCGCCGATCGGCCCCTCGCACAGCGCCATGATGATGGAAGCGGTGTAAGTGTAGCCGGTGGTGGTTCCGCCGCCGAATATTCCGCCTTTGCCGCCCCCGCCGCCCTGCGCGGGGAAGGATTGGAAATTGTTGTACCAGATGACGTTCGGCGCGAGCTTCGATTCGCCCCATATGATCGGAACGGGCAAGGCGTTAACGGCTGTTTGGATTTGCAGGCCGGTATAATCCGGCGGCACCGCGGCCTGTTTCGCGCCGGTGCGGAAGATGCTCATGGCGCGGCCCAGAAGCTGAAAAAACGCGGCTGCCTGGTCGCATCGGCCAACACGGCATTATGTTCGATCACTTCTTCAAGCACGCACCGCGCCGGATAATAGGCGTGCACGATGGTCAGCGGGCTCGATCTGGTCACGACGCCGCCGTGCGAATAACAGCGGCCGTAGCGCAGCACCATGACGTCGCCGGGCTGCGCGCGAGCGACCTCGCGCGCGCGATCGAAGATAAAGCCGAGATAACGCTCCTCGCTGCGGTGCAGATGCCAATCGACCGGATAGGGCCGAGGATCGAATGGCGGACATAAGCCGGTATCGACAAAAACGCGCACCAGCAGCATGCCGCAGTCGACGCCCACGCCCCTTATATCCGCGCAGTTGTGATAGGGCGTGCCGACCCACGCGCGCGCCGCCGCCACGACCGCCGTGCGCTGGCCTTCGGATGTCAGACGACGGACGTCAGATGACGGAGGGCCGTCCATGCTCTTTCCGACATCTGACATCTGGCATCCGTGATCCGGCTCGCACCGCCATCTGCGGCGGCACGTAGGGAAAGCCGCGGAAGTTGATGAGATTGTTGAATTTGCTCTGGCACGTATGCACGCTACGGGCCAACTTGACGGTATATGTGAAATTACTCATAATTTGGTATGGCTTTGCGGCCCCGGGACGAACCGAGGTCCCTGCTTTGGCGCGGCTCGTCGAAGCGCGATTTCATGGCGTTCCCACGAACCACGCAACGCGAAATGGGCTATGCGCTGTCTTGGCTCAAATGGGTCAACGCCATCCGAAGATGGCGAAGCCGCTGACTGGCTTCGGTGGCGCCGCAGTGGTTGAGATCAGCGAGAGCCACCGAGGCAATGCCTACCGCGCGGTCTATACGGTCCATTATGCGGATGCCGTGTACGTATTTCACGCGTTTCAAAAGAAATCGAAGAAGGGTATTGCAACCGCCAAACCGGACTTGGCAATGATCGAAAAGCGCCCAAAGGACCGGATCATGGAAAGGGAGAGATTGTGATGAATAGAAGAGCAGCGGCTAAGGATTTTTCCCGGAACGTATGGCTGCAGCTCGGCTTTGCCGATGCGGAGGAACACTATTTGAAGGCAGAACTGGTGCTGCGGTTGGACACCGCGATCAAGTCTTTGGGCCTGACGCAACGCGCCGCGGCACACCGGATCGGAACGACCCAGCCCGAACTGTCGAAAATCCTGGGTGGTAAATTCACCGAGGTCTCATTGGAGCGACTAATGCGCTTCATGACCGCATTGGGCTACCATATCGAGATCACCATTGGCGCCGGCAAGCCGAGCGAAATCGGCAGGGTCACCATTAGAAATGCTCGGCGTAAGGCGGCGTAACGGCGCGACCCGATGCCTTTAGTCATTTAAACCGCCATCTGCGGCGGCGGCACGTAGGGAAAGCCGCGGAAGTTGATGAGATTGTTGAACTTGCTCTGGCACGTGCCCGGTGTGTGATCGCAACCGTAATAGACGGTGAATGCGTCGCCCGGCGCCGGCGCGCTTTGCAACGGATAACCGAGCGCCAGCGACGTTGCGGCGACGACGCCGTTGACGTTCGCGGTGACGCCGACATTGACGCCGGAGGTGAACGTGATCGAGCCTTGCTGGAAATTTGCATTAGCGCCGGACCAATTGATGAGCGACGCCGTCGAGCCCGCGCCCGCGGTACCGTTGGTGCCGAAGGCATTTTTGACGAGCGTGCAGCCGGAATCGTAGAGCGTGTGCAGGCAGGTCGGCTGATAGATGTTGCGCGGCATGTCGATATCGAGCAGCACCAGGTCGGAATTGACCGTGAGCTTGGCGCTGGTGCGGCCGATCTGGTCGACCGTTCCCAGCCGCCCTTTGAAAAGGACCACCGCCCCGACGGCGGTGCCGCCGATACGGTCGGAGAAGAACACCCGGTCGCGCTCGATTTCGCAGCCGTCGAAGGCGCCGTCGCGCAGCGCCTGCAGGAACGGCGCTCCATTCGTTACCGTGTCCGTCGACAGCGCGGCGACGGTAATCTGCTGCTGGTCGACCTCCAGGCCGACCGAGGCTTTGTACTTGAGACCATCGATCAAAATCGAATTGGCGAGAAAAGTCGCGCCATTATACGAAAACGTCACGTCGACATTGGTGTAGCGCAGGATCAATCCCGACCGCAGCGTGAACGTGAACGTATCGGCGAACAGAAATTGCGCGTCCGCCGTCGCCCGTGCCGCATTGAGATAGGCGATGAGTGCCGAGGAGGCCGGTTTCATGATCTCTCTGCGTTGATGACAAAATTTCACGGGCGGACGACATCGCATCGACGGCTGCAAGCGACGGATTGGCGAGGGCTGCGGCGCTATTGGCGTTGAGTCTGATGAAACGTGGTTTTTTTTTGGAAAATGCCAGACCACACTCGGCCCAGCTGACCACAAGTCTAAGTCAGGCTCTGCAAATTCGCATTCGGGCCGCGCAAATTGTTCCATACGCCGAGCTGCCGGATATGACCGAACAGCGGATTGCCACCGCCGCTGTCTTGGCCGAGCCGCAACTTGCCGAATGTCGGAATGGCGCCGCTCGCTGCCGTCGCCGCGGTGCCGCCATTGACGACCAGCGCGAAATCGTTGACCTGGAACGCTGCCGCGATCTGTTCGGGCGTATTCGCCGTAATTGCCCCTGCCGTAACATCCGCCTCCGCGGTACCGCTTTTGACGAAATCGAATTCGCCGGCGCCGGTCGATTTGAAATTCAGCGTCGCGCGGTTGTTCTCGGTGCCGTCGTCGATCTGAACGAGGCGCTGGGTCTGGGTCACGCCTGCGGCGTCGGCTTGAACATAGAGCGTGCCGGCCGTGATCGCGGCCCAAGTCGCAGCACTCAAGCTATCGGCCGCGCGGGAAGTTGATCCGGTCGTGGTCGGGATATAGGACGAGGCGAACGGTAGGCCGAATTCCAGCTGCGCACCGAAAACCAGAACCGTGCCGCTGCCCGTCCCGGCATATTTCGGTTGGGCCTGCGCGAATGTCGGCGTGGCTGAATTCGACAGATTAAATTCCGCATAAACCGATGTCTCCGAAGATGGCAGAGTCGCCGTGAACGCGATCCGCCACCAGCCGTTGCCATAGGCCACCGCGCTGGTGCCGACAATTGCCGAACCGGCACTGTCAACGGAAGTGCTGGTTACCGTTCCGGTCGTCAGATTGAAGACAGCTCCGGCATAGTGCGAGCCGGGGTTGGAGCCACCCTGAAAGCACAGGCCGAAATAGTTGAGCGTTCCCGCCTTGACAAAGATCGACTCCGTGACCGGCGCGCCCGCCGTCAAGCCGCCGATCGTGCCCTGATAAAATTGATGCTCGGTATTGGCCGTCGTGTCCGTCACGGTTGAAGCGTCACCGGTGCCGTCAGGGCCGGTCGTGTTGCTGTCGGTTATGCTTATTCCACCGACGCTCCAGTGCGATGAGAAGGCCGCCTGCGAATAGGTGACGCTATTCGTGCTCGCGCCTTCAAGCAAAATCCCAAGCGCTGTGCCGCCCGACCAATCGAAGCGCAGCACGCCGGACGAAGCGAGCGTCAGCACGCCGGACGAGTTCTGATAATAGGCCGGCGACGAGCGTGAGAAAGTCGTGCCGAGCGCGGCGAGAAGCGCGGCACAATTGGCGGCAGTCGCGCCATTGTAATAGTAGTGATCGGCAACGCCTTCCGTGGTGAAATCGGCAAACAGCGTCGGCAGCGTGCCGCCGATCGAGTATGTATTGCCCCAAAACGGCGCCGCTGCGGGGGTTGCGTTCGCCTTGACGCTGCGGAATTTCATGCTGTCGAGCTTCCACAGGCTCGACATGAACTCCTCGAAGTCCATCTGGTCGTCGAGGAAACGGCACTGAAACGCGAAACTAAAATCCGCCGTGACCGAGACGCCGGCGGCCGGGGCGCTATAGAAGCCGATCGAGTTCGGCGCCGTGAAGGTCCACGTCGAGGGCGATTGCAGAACACCGTTGAGATAGACGTTGGCGACATTGCTGACCCAACCGACCGGCTCGGTGAAACCGCCCAGCGTGCGACCCATGACGAACGACTGCGTGACGCCGTCGCCGCTGCCGATGATTTGGGCCGCGACCGAATTGTCATCGGGGTCGGTATAAAGGAATACGCCGGCCTGACCGAGCAACTGCAGAAAGAAGCCCATGAGACTTTGCAGACTCGACGAACCGAGACTGGCAAAGGCGGCAGTCGAAGACGACGCCAAGCCGTTATAGACCGCCTCGAACTCGTAGAGCGGGTAGCTCATCAGCGCAACGCGCACCTCCCGGCCGGACACGTGCGAGGCCACGCGGGTCGAGAAACCCGGCTTCTTGTGCCGTGACCAGGCTAGCCCGGCCAGGCTCGGGAGTGCGGCGGGCGTGGTCATGACCGCACGGTCTTCAGTTGCAGCGACTGCAGCGCGTAAAGGTTTGCCATGAACTCCTCGACATCGAGATCGTCGTCCGCAAAACGGCACAACAGGTACCAGTCGAAGTCGGCAGTTATCGCGACAGCCGTACCGGGCGGCGCGGCAAAGGTTACGGTCGGCGCCAGCGGCGCGTTGTTGATCGTGTAGCCGCCGCTCTGCGCGACGCCGTCGAGATAGACCGCCGACACCGTGCCGACTCCGGCCGGCGATAACGGATAGCCGCCGATTGACACCGTGAACGGAAATGTCGTGGCGGAGCCGTCACCGCTGCCGATCGGTTGGGCCATCGCCGGCGAGAGACTTGGCGGCTCGAAATAGAACGAAGCGTCCGCGCCTGCGCAACTGTCGAAGAAGCCGACAATTTCCTGCAGTTCGGTGTTCGGCGATACTATGCGCAACAGATCGTAGTTCAGCTCGATCTGCCAAAGCGGCGCCGACATTTTGGCAAGACGCACCTCGCGGCCGGAGACGTGCAGCGCCGTACCGGTGGCAAAGCGCGGTGAAAGCCGCATCGACCAGCCGCGGGTTTGCAGCGATGGAAAGACCGAATAGGGGCCAAGCGGCGGCGGCCCGCT